GGAACGAAGAAGGTAAAGAACTCAGACAGCTCCATCATGATACCCCTATCATCAGAGATAACTCTTAAATATGCTTCGTCAATCTTTTCTAACTTTATATCAATCACACGCCCGCCTCAAACTTCCGCCATTCAATGATATTCTTTATTTGAGAATGTCTCCATTTTATAGCATCTAATATCTCTTTTAGTGTTTCTATAATAACTTTATAGTACTCTAGTTCAGCCTGGCTCTTTTGTATATCCTTATCTGAATTATACCAATGATTTAGATCACCTTTGAGTGGTTTGTTAAGTCCATTGAACGGGTCGTAATCCCATTTTCTAATATCCATTTCAGATTGCGACATCTTCCCATTATAATACAACCACTTATCTTTAAGTAGGTTATCATATGATTGCTGTATTGTTTTCTTTTTGAGTTTGGCTACGGTAATAAGACTCAAGTATTTTGAGTGCAATGTAGCGTTTTTGATTGTTGTGTCGTCTAATTTAAACTGGTCGATGACTCCATCAACCTCCCACATGTCAAGTATTTCTTGTATGTCCATAATATAACCTTCATAATATAGTTTTATTTATATCACTTAAAAAGGCATAAAACTTCTTGCCATACCTCTCGGTGAGAATTTGTTGGCCATGTTGCTAACCGATCCATTCATTAAATACATTTGTTTGTTGATCACCGTGATGTTATCATTTAACTCGTGGATATGTTTCTCCATTGCTAGAGTTGTATTATTCATCGTTGTCATATCTGTATTGATAGACTCCATTGAATAAGTCATTGAATTCATATTAATTCTAATTGAATGTAAATCGTCAGAGCCTTGTTTAAATGATTTGGTCCAAGATTCCATGTGAGAACCAACTACAAGACCTGCATATACAATAACAGAAGCCACTGTTAGTTGAGACATAGCTGTTATCCATAAACACCACTTAGAGTGACATGACATGTTATACTATTTCGAAATATGAGTAATTAAATGAAACAACCGCAGTTAAGTATTCCACGTCTGTTGTTGTTATATCAAAAGGTAATGATGAAAGGTTTGTAGGGTAAGCATCAATAAATCTAATCTGTTTAGTTAGGAGATTGGAGCTCGATAGAATATTAAGAGTTAAGTCTCTTACGTTAGCAGCGCTGTTATTGTTATTCACTTGATTATATAACCAATCATAAATCTCTTTATAATTGATTAGGTTCTCATCAACTAAGAATGAACATTCAAAAGCACCATACGTTATCTTATCTGCTGCAATTGCAATAGACCTAGATGGAGTATGATATTGTGCTCCGTCGACTGTAACGTCTGGGAGAATCATAGTTTGAACAGTAAATTCAGCTGTTGGGTAAACTACAGTATCTAACTGTAATACGAATGAGGTTGGATTTAAGTAATTTGGCATGTTATTATTTATACGTATTTCAGGCACAAAAAAGCCCCAATTAAGGGGCTCTCACGTTAAGTTGTTACTTACCTATTATAGGTTAGTTACAGCAAACGTTTGGTAGTACGTGTTAGCACCGTCAACACCCGAAGTAAATGGGTTATGAGTTACGCCGTAACGAGTCTTGAAACCAATCTTAGGTTGGAAGTCATTCTCACCAATTGTCTTCATCATTGATAAAGGAACGTATGGGCAGTAGAACATACCAGCATCATAAGCGTTAGTACCTTTATAACCAACAGTTACATAGTCAGTTGCAGCAAATGGATCAACATATAACTTGATGCCACCGTTAAGTGTACCAATAAATAAGTTACCATTTACATCAGCAAGACCAGTTGTTGCAACGTTACCATACTGAACTGAACCTGTTGCATTTAATGCAGCAGCTACACCAGAAGAGATGATAGCAAAGTTACCCTTACCACGTCTTGTAGCGATTGCAATTGCGTTTGCAGCCTTTTCAAAATGTGTAATAAGTGATTTGAATACTTCAACTTCCCAACGACCTTTAGAAGTACCAGTAACTGGAGTAGCATCAAATGCAGTAAATGCAACAGCTTGTGCATTGATTTTCTTAATCATCTCACGGTTAATTTCACCTAAGATTTCAGAAGAAAGGATGTTAGCCAATTCAGTTTCAGCATTAAGACCGTGTACAGCTTTAAGGTCTTGAGCTAATTCCATTGTGTACTGAGCACGTAATTGACGAGATTCAGCTTCAACAACTTGCTTCTCGATAGAGAAACCCATTTCGTTGTAGTTGTTACCTTCAGCTTCTAGCGTAGTCATTCTTGCGCCACCAGCTTTACCAGAGAACGAAGTATTAGGTTCGTTAAATAGTGCTTCTGTAGGTGCAACGTCATCAGCATTACCTGAAATACCGTCTGCTCCAGCAGTACCGTCTGAGTAGTTTGACTTCATAGCGAAGATCAAGCCAGTAGGACCAGTCATTGGTTGAACACCAGCAATATCAAATGCTAGTAAGTTAGGTGTAGAACGACGAACTAGTGAGATCATTACTGGATCCCAGTTGTTAATCGCGCCAGTTGCGTCAGTACCGCCAGCAGCCATACGAGTTTCGTTAAGGGCTTTCTCTTGGTTTTCAAGAACGATTGCTGTTACTGAACGTTTGTATGCGTCTGTAATAGTACCTGCATCAGAAGCTTCTAATACTGGGTTCCATTTTTCTTGTAGTTGTGTTGCGTTTAATTCCATGTGTTTTCTCCTATTAGAATTATTTAGTAGATGAAATAGCTGATAAGTATGATTGCATTGAATCACTTAATACCGTTGCTTTTTCACTTTCTTCGCTGATTGCATCGATTTCCGATACATCAACTTGTGTTTCGTCTTTGTTAAGGTAAGACTCTTTGATTGTCGCGACTTTAGAAGCAAAATCAGAATTGTCTTCAGCTTCAATAGCTTCTGATAATTCAGTTAATTTTGCAGCTTCAGTAGCAGCTAAACCCTCGCATGCTTCAGCAACGATAGACTTACGTTCGAAAGCTTTAACTTTCTCTGATAATTCCATGTTAGCTTCTTGACTTGCATTCAATTGATCTTTAGCATCAGTTACTTCTTCAGTTAAGGCATCAACAATTTCAACCTTATCTTCTGGTACATTGATGTGGTGTTCAACAAACACGCCATGTAATGCGTTGATAAATGACTCTGTGATTTCAGACTTAAGAGAGTGCTCAATAGCAACTTCATTCTCGGTCATCCAATTCTCAACAACGTAGTTAAGGTAACCATCTACCTTATCAACTAAGTCTTCTTTAATAGCTTCTACTTCTTCAGTTAAATCAGATGCATAACGCTCTTCTAATTCAACAACTGTCGTAGCCACTTTTGATTGTAACGCAGCTTCAAAGATTATAGATGCTTTATCCTTAAAACCTTCTGATAATGAATCTTCGCCATTGGCAAGTGCATCAATATCTTCTTTGAATTTGTCCTTTTTAGACTCCTTCTTAGTTTTAGCTTTAGCTTCTTTCTTCTCGTTTTCTACTTCACCTTCTTCGTCATCACCGTCTTCATCTTCATCTTCATCTTCATCTTCCGATTCAACTTTAGCTTTCGCTTTAGCTTTCTCAGCAGCTTCAAAGATTGCATCCAATTCATCTTTATTCATTTCTTGTAAAGATGCATTAATTGCAGATATCGTACGAGCTTCTGTTAAGGGAGCTTCTACTTCTGTATTAGTTTCCTCAACAATAACCTCTTCAGCGATGTCTTTAATTTCTTCTGACATATTATTTACTCCTGTTAGAGTTATAGTTTAGAGAGGAAATGCTCAAATCCAGTAACTTCAGATGCAGTGTTATCCACCACTTCTTCTGTTACTGTTTCCATCATTTCAGTCTCACCTTCTTCAATTGTTTGGATATAATGACCTGTGCCATCCATTTTCCAATCAACACCTTCCATAATGCCATTTACAAATGCATTAGGTGCTGATGGATCCTGCACGATGTCAACAGTTGAAAGCATAAAATCATCTTTCACATAGCTAACACCATTTCTATTTTCCAAACTTCCCATACCACGACTTGAAACACCAAGTTGAACACCACCTTCGACCAAACCTTTTACGATCTGACCCATTGGAGTATCTAACACTAGTGCTTTACCAATCACATTATTACCGTTCCATTTAAGTTCTGTAATTCTGTGACTAACTTTATCTAAGTTGATCGAAGGGCCTTCTGGGTGATTTAATTCACCTACGGCTCTACCGGTCATTACTTGTTCATTGTTGTATCTATCCACTGCAGCAGTAAGGACTTCGCGAGTATAAACTCGTCCATTTCTATTCTTGCCTTCCGCTTGCATAAAAATTCCTTCGATATAAGTTTCTTTCTTACCATTCTTTCCTTCAGTAATCGAGTAACCTAAACCTTCATTTGTATATTCTGCTATTAACTTCATATTATTTTAACTCCGTTGGTATTTTACGTTTCCCAGCTTCATTATGACCAAACCAATCACTCACTAATCTTGAGTAAACTCTCTTTAATTCGTCTTGTGCAGCCTTACTAGCACCAATCATTTTAGCTTGACCATATACCATTTTCAAGTCTTTAAGTGTTACCTCAGCTTTCCTCTCGTCAAACTTCTCGTTTAACACAACAGCATTAATACTGGTGTATGCTTCGTTAATATTCATTACTTAGGGTTTACCTTATTTGCTCTTAAAATTGTATCACGTAATTTTGTAGTAAAATGATCCATATTAGTAATTTGATCATGCAAATCACCATTATCAATTTTAGATAACTTATCTACTTCTTTCATTAAAGCCTTAGTCATAGTAAGCATTTTACTAATTATTTGACCTTCTGCTTTACCTTCTAATAGATCTATACTAGCTTCATGTAAATTCATGTTATACTCCCATTACCTTTAAAAATTCTTTAAGACCTTTTTCAGCATCTTTAACTGATTTAAAAGTATCTAGTTTAGTTTCATCTACGTATAGAATAAACTTGTTGGCCTTACCAGTAATAAGAGCATTAACATCTTTGCTCTTGCCAAGCTTGCTAATCTCCTTTACTATAGTCTCGCCCTTAGGCAATTTCATTTTACTTTCTAATAAAGTATTAAATGATTGTTTAAATGTTAGCATCTGCCTTAGGTTCCTCTGTGTTAATTGGCTCATTAGAACCATACATGTCATTAGCGATTACCTCTTTACGAGCATCTAAAGCCACATTCATCTTGCTTAACACAATACTATTAAATGTGTTATTAGATGCTTGGGCATCACCTTTACCAATGTCATCAATTAAATCTTTAATATCCATTATTTATTCCTCTTGTATAATATATTTATATAAATTTATGTTTCTAATCCATTAAATCGGCATCAATATCTTGATCGCCTTCTGAATCCATTTGCTTCTGCATCTCTTCAATGTCTTTATCATTCATATTAAGAATCTTCTTCTTAACCCATTCTTGGGAGAAGTAAACACCGACATATTCGTCCATCATTGATAGACTATCTAATCTTTCTTTAAGTATCTCTGATTCTTTAAGTTCAGCATAATAGTTATCACGTTCATATTCAACGGCTATCTCATGCTTAATAGTTCTCCAATCGCTTGGTACAATAATCTTCTTAAGAATCAATTGTCTCTTAAGAACCTCTAAGAATAAGCCAGCAAATCTAGTACGAACACGATCAATAAACTTCTGGAACTTAAGCTCGTCTCTAGTAACTTCAGATGATCTACCAATATTAAATGTAGTGTCAGCTTCTAATCTAGAGGCCGGTACATTTAATGCTTTATATAATTTCTTTTGGAAGTACATAATATCATCAATCTCACCTAGGTTTTGACCACCAGGAAGAGTATCAATCTCTGTACCTCTACCGCCTTCACGACGAGGTAACCAAAAGTCTTCCATGACTGAACGATGAGCCTTCTCATCTTTAATAGCACCAGTCTCCGCATCGTATACAACTTTATTACGATACTTATTCATTGTATTATTCAAGTACTCTTCGGCTTTACCCTTAGGTAAATTACCAACATCAATATAGAATATACGGCGTTCAGGTGCTCTACTTACTCTGTAAATAACTAATGAATCTTCCATCATAGATAACTGATTCATTGGCTTTAAAGCTTTGTGGAGGTAACCAATTACCTTATCACGTGTATCATTTAATAAACCTGAGTTGATTTGAATGATAGCATCTGTTGATATTTTAAGACCTTCAGAGTTTGTAACATGTTCTTGCTCTTGGTATAGGTAGTATTCACCAACCTCTCTAACTAATTCTGCTTTAGTTTGAGGATCAATAACCTTTTCAATCTCTTTAATCTTGCGGATTTTAGTAGGGTCAATGAGCTTAAGGTCTACAATACCAGTACCTTCTTTATCACCAATCACCACATGATAGAATAAACGACCATCAATATACCAACGCCTGAATAAGTCATAACCATTAGATGAAAAATCAAGGATTCTAAGAACCGCTTCAAACTCTTCATGTATTAATTTCTTAATGTTATCTGGTTGTTCTAAGTCATCAAGGTTTAATGATACTATTTTGTTATCATCCGATACCGTAATAGCTTCATTAGTAATATCTTCAACAGCAGCATCAATCTCAGGGTAAACCGAGATCTGTCTATACTTGTATATAAGATCTGCATCATTCTGGAATTGATCACCTGAAATATCAATGTACTGACCAAAGTAACCACCTGATGGAGATATTTGATACGCACCATCCTCGTTATCTTGAACGAATGATTTTGCTTTAACTTTTTCTACTGATTTCTTTCTTTTGAAAGAAAATCCGAATAATTTGTTCTCTTCTGCCATAATTATATTGTTGTGCTCTTTTATAAAGACTATAATTATTTATAACCTTTATAAAAGAGCCTTCCGAAGAAGACCCCTTTAGTTTATTGATTAAGTAGTTTTATTGCTTTCCCAATATTGTACTTGTAGTTCAACAGTGAACTCTTCAATCGTATTTTCAGTATCGTAAGATACTTCAATTGCTCCAAGATTAGTTGGAAAACAACCTCTGATGTTATAACCTTTAACAACAGTACCATCTTTATCTAACTGATCAATGATCATGTCAGACATGTAATCATTAGGGTTAGTTAAACCAGTGTTATTGTTATGTTGGTTAATACCATTCATCCATTGTTCAAAAGAATCACGAACCGAGAAGTTTGTATCATTAATGATAGTAATTGTCCAAGGTTCAAAAGTTCTGTCACCAGCAATCTGTAATTGTCTACCACGGAAAGGAACCATGATTGGACTAATTACTGATGATGGAAGTTGAGCTGCTTTAACCATAAATGATGCTAGCGATACATCAGAAGTAACATATGCAGGGAAACCTAAAGTTGCCTTGAATAAATTAGCTCTTGCACCGCCACCGGTTAGTTT